ATATGGATGAAGCTAAAATATACGCTGAGATCATAGGCATGGCAGGAGGCGTAGGTTCTTCCGCAGGAGGTCCTCCTCAGACAGGAGATCCAGCTACTTCTAATGCTACTGCGAATACTGAAGGTGCAGGTAACGAGGGAGGTGTTAATGGACAAGTCCCAAGCGTCTAGAATGAAGCCTTTGATAACCAATCCGTCTAACTGGGAGATAATTTCTAGTTACGTGGCGGTTGAAAAAGAGGCTTTGGTTACAAGATTACAAACATGTTCCGAGATGGATTTAAAAAAGATACAAGGGGAGTTAGCTGCTCTTAATAAATTATCTGGATTACCATCTCAACTTAAACTGGAACAGAGAGCCAAGCGGTAACCTCTGTTCTTTAACATAAAACTAGAACTCGATGTCTAAGGATCCTCTGTGTACCCAAAGAATTGACCTAGCAAGGAGAAACAAATGACTCAAACAACACAACGTAGTTTACTAAACCAGCCTGGTAACTCAACTCAGACTACCGTAACTGCAGGTTCAGCACCCGAACAAGGCCAAGTAGGGGACGCGCCTAGTGAGCAACCAGTCCACGATTGGGAAAAACGTTATAAAGACTTACAATCATTTAACTCTCGTAAGATAAACGAGCTAACAAATGAAGTGAAAGCCTTAAAAGAACAAGGAGTACCAAAGGTACAAGCTCCGAGAACTCCAGAAGAAATGGAGACCTTCAAGTCAGCTAATCCCGAGATGTACTCAGTAATTCAACACATGGCTACCGAGATTTCCCAAGCTCAAATGCAAGGGTATGATCAGAAGATGGCTACTGTGCAGAATGATTTACTAGATACCAAACAAGACAAAATGATGCTTACTATTAGAGAAGCCCATCCAGACTTTGAGCAGATTGTTAATTCTGACGGGTTTTCTGAATGGACCTCTGCGCAATCATCAACCGTTAAAGATTGGATCTGGAACAATCCTGATAATCCTGAATTAGCTATAAAAGCTCTCAGTCTTTATAAGTACGAGTCAGGTCAAAAACAAACTAAGGCTCCCGAAGCTCATGCTGCGGTAATCACAAATTCAAGTGGTGCCACAGAAACTGACAGTAGGAATCACCCAGCGAAGTTATGGAAGGAATCTGAAATACAACAGATGTCCCCATCGGACTTTATTAAATGGGAAGATACTATTAGTTTAGCTCAAAGGGAAGGCCGAATTCTTATAGGTCAATAAATAAAGAGGTAAATAATAATGTCATATTTTAACGGTACCAGCACAACCAACTTTGGTGCTAACTCTCCATCAGGTGCTTTCTCACCTACTATCTTCTCACAGAAGGTACTTAAGTTCTTCCGTACTGCATCAGTAGTCGAAGGTATTACTAACAACGATTACTTTGGTGAACTAGCGTCATTCGGTGATAGTGTGAAGATCATGCTTGAGCCTGTGTTAACTGTGTTACCATATACTCGTGGTACAGAGGTAACCGAAGAGGCTTTAGAAGATAATGAAATCACTATTGAGATCAACAAAGCTAACCATTTCGCATTTAAAGTAGATGACATCGAAGAGAAGTTATCACATGTAAATTGGGAATCATTAGCAACTAGCTCAGGTGCTTACGCGCTTAAGAACTCTTATGACCGTGAAGTATTAAGCTTTATGTCTCAGGGTGCTCAAGCAGATAACATCGTAGGTGATGCTGTTGATCATGCGTCTGCTCAGGAAACAGGTAATGTTATCACTATCGGTCACGGTATTGGTCAAACAGATCCTTTAAACCTTTTATCTTTACTAGCGTTAAAACTAGATGAAGCCGAGGTTCCTGAAGAAGGTCGTTATGTAGTTGTTTCTCCTAAGTTCATGGAGTCATTAGCTCGCACTGATAGTAAGTTACTATCTACTGATTACAACCAAGGTGAAGGTGGTTTGAAAAATGGTTTAGCTATGAGCGGTAAGCTTCGTGGTTTCTCTATCTACAAAACCAACAACGCACCTAAGTTTATCATAGATACTTCAGGTTCAACTCTAGAGCAACCTGATGATGACGGTACTACTGGTGTAGATAACATCGTTGTTGGTGGTGATGACGCTGATGGTGGTTCAGGTGATGTAGTACTAGCAGGTCACATGTCTGCTGTTGCAACTGTTAGCTCTATCGATAAAGTTGAGAAGCTTCGCGCTAACAACAGCTTTGCTGATAAAGTACGTGGTTTGCATGTATACGGTCGTGCTATCATACGTAGTGAATCTTTAGCTGTAGCATACATCAAGTACGCACAGTAGGATTAATCTCGTAGAACCCAAAGGGATCCAAGGTTTACTTTGGGTCCCTTTTTCTTATAAGGAGGAATGTAATGTCTAATAAAGGACAAAAGGCAGCGGTATTGTGTTCCGCAGGTTCTAATTTAATCTATACTGCAAAACACGGTAGCACGGAAAAGATTAGTATTTCATTTTCTAGTGTAGATAATACCCCAGTAACCATGCGTATTTATCATGTTAAAGCAGGTAACTCAAGTTCCATTGTTCATGCGGATAAAGACTTACTTAGTTCTCCTTTAATTATATATGACCGCCCTGTGATACTAAGGGAACTAATGTTGGCTAGCTTAGATGATATCGTAGTGGATGCTGATTTAGCGGATAAACTAGTAGTTAACATAAATAGTGAGGGTCAGTGATGAAGTGGGAAATAGATGAGGATTTTATAGGTAAAGGAGGAATAGGCAAGGATATGATCTGGGGAGGTCAATGGGTTGGAGGTTTCTATCCTCCCAATCATGTTGTAGTAGATCCTCCTTGGACAATGATAAGTAACAAGCCTACCTCTGATAGACCTGCACCTGTACCTAGCGGTTCGCCTTTTTACTATTATGATGGAACTTTAAGTACATCTAATGTAACTGCTAAGTATGTTTGGTTTGGTAATAGATACGAGTTTGACCTAGGTGCTTACTTAGAAGGCGTTCGTGTTAACTTGGTTGAAGGAAATAAATACGAGATCTACTTAATCACAGACCCTTTAAACGATGCTGGGTTTGAGTTATTATATACTACGACTGCTGACTCTACGGACTGGTTAGAGATCCCTATAACCCCTAGGGTTATCCCTGTAGGTACAACGTTAGATGTAGTAGCACATGTAAGTTCTCCAGATTCTACTCCTACATTGTTTAGCTTAGATTATGACTATGTTACCCCTGATGTATTCACAGCTCCTGCTTCAGGTCAGTTAGTACATCCTACGGATACCGTAGATACTTTATATATACATAAAACTTCTCAGAGTGGTACTCTCTCCCCATTATCTGTTGGTGATAAGATCAACGGAGCAGGTAAACAATGGACTATTCAATCAGTAACAGATTCAGGAGCATGGGTTACTCTGGGTATAGCTCCAGGTGCTCAAGGGACTCCTGAGGGAGTTCAAGACTTTACCTTTGAAACAGTGGATGCTTCTCCTATTCCTGTGGCTTCTGATGTAGACCATTGGCTAGGTGATGGACGTGTATCAGGTCTTTATATTGCGGATGGTAACTATGGGGATATTATATCAGACGACACTGCTAGAGGTGTAGACCTTAGATTAGATACTGCTATAATTAGCCCTGATTGGGATGTTATTGCGTTTGGAGGCTCAGGAGGCTCAGGTGGAGGCGGTGTTACTCAACATGAACAATTAGAAGACATTTTAGGTGGCGATACTATAAACGGTCACTGGCATCTAACCCAGAATGAGTACTTAAACCTACCTTACCTTGATGAGGATAATGACTTCATCGGCTCTAATTCCTTTAAGAGCAATAGTGCATATCCTCTTTTCATAGGCAAAACAATTGACACTGGTGGTTCAGGTATTCAGTTTTCAGATAAAAGTAACGCCACTGAAAATGGATTCTTAACTTATTATCATGCGGACGCGGAATGTTATGGTTCAGGTAATGCTTTTGTATTCTCTGGCGACCAACCTTCGATGTCTCTTGTTTTTGACGTAGGCTCTAATCTAAATGGTGCACAAGTAAAGACAGGAACTACTCTTCATGATGTTTGGCATGCAGGGAACTTCGGTAAATCTAATATAGATGCAATGGGTATCGATGCCGCTACTGCTGATTACGCTAATGACGCAGATAGGTTAGATGGTCGTAATTTAGCTGACTCAAATCAAGCTAGTACGGTGGTAGGACGTAATGGCAGTGGTGATATACAATGCCGCCTGTTACGGTCTGAGTATGCTAACCAGACAACTATTAATGGTGCTCTAGCATTCAGAACTAACAACACAACTGACAACTACACGAGATACTGTAGCGACCCCTCAGCAGTACGGGGTTGGTTAGATTCCCCATCAACTACAGGCTCAGGTGCTTCTGGGACTTGGGGTATTAGTGTATCAGGGGGCGCTGGTAAAGTAAACCTAGTCTCAATGTCAGGACTCGAAAGCGAGACTACAACTGCACAATTCTTAGCTAGACTCGGGAGTAGATTAACAACATCAGGTTATACCATAAGCAAAAGTAGTTGGAGCTACGCAGGACATGGTTCTGTAACGGATACAGGATGTGGGACTATTGACTTAGCAGGGGTGACTATCGAAGTAGTTTCTGATGGTTCTACCTATATGGTAAGAGTCACGGCTGCTCCAGCGGCAACCCAAGGTCTCCCTAAGGCAACATGGGAATATAGGGATCACGGTCCTACATACTCTCCAGGCTGGACTCGTAACTACAATACTGCTAACCCTCAAACGAGTATAACTGGTAATGCTGCTACAGCTACGTGGGCTGATACGGTTGATGTGAATACCAGCACAAGTACTAGTTGGTATGGTGCCCTATGGAACTCAGGAGATACTATATACACAACTACTGATGTTAGAATACGACCTAGCGATGGGTCTATGACTATTAAGAAGTTGTACATAAATGATTCTGATGGGTCTGGTGGTTACTTTTTCGAGGACTCAACTAACCGTGTTGCTTACACAGGTGGTGATTTTTACATACAGACAGGGGTAGCTAATACCTACTTGTTCGCAACTAACACTTACTTAGGTGACGCCACAGGAAGTACTATACGATATAGAGGGAGTACTATTACTGCGAATGCATGGGGATGGAATCCTAATGGGCAGTTAACTCTTAAGAAACCTCAGTCTACCAGTAAAAGCTTTTCGGGAGCGGCTCTTAAACTGTTACCTAGTGCTACTACTGATACCACAGGTAGGACTTCAATAGCTTTAAGTACATCTACTGTGGATAACTACGGATGGACTCTTAACGGTTGGAGAAACAGCACAGGTGGTGATGGTGTGTTCTCAATAGACAGACACTCTAACAGTGATACTACGGGTACGTCTATATTAACAGCTAGTTCAAGTGGTGTTGTTATTACTGGTAGTTTAGTAGTAGATACAGTCTCATGTAAATCAGGTACGCAGCTTGTGTTGAACGCAGGAGAATCAAAAGATTACGCAACAGGCCAGGCAGCTGAGCAGGTTTATGTAAATGCTGAGAATGGTTTAAGTGTAACTAGTTCTCCTGATAACTGGGCAAGCGGTTGGGCAGGTAGGAAAACTGCGATTATATGTGCAGCCAATGGATCTAGCACTTTCCCAGGAACGGTTACGGCACCTACGTTCTCAGGTAGCCTTAGCGGAAACGCATCAACTGCTACAAAGTCGACTTCTACCCACGAAGCGGACTACGGTATCCATGGAGGATACGGGAACTCTAATGGTTCAGGTGGTGCATGGGGAGCTAATATTTGGAGCATGGGCACTGGTTATGACGGAGGTCACGCAGGAACTAGTTATACTAAAGGAACCTACTGTTTAATGTGGCTACGCTCTGGACTTACTGCTCAAGGCTATAACAGTAGTGCAGGGGAAGGGATATACGTTGCTTCTCAGAATGCAGTACGGGGTGCTATCGGACATACAGGCATTTGGTCCACAGGTAACATTACGGCTTACTCTGACAAACGGGTTAAGACTAACATAGAGAAAATTGATAATGCTTTAGATAAAATAGACAAAATCAATGGTTATACATTTGATCGGGTCGATATTGATGTACCAAGACAAGCAGGTGTGATTGCTCAGGAGTTGCTTGAGGTGTTACCTGAAGTAGTCACAGGTACTGAGGAAGATCATTATGCAGTTGCCTATGGTAACATTACAGCTCTTCTTATAGAAGGCACTAAGGAACTTAAAGCCCAGTTAGAAAAAGAGCGAAAACGTAATGACGACTTAGAAGCTAGGTTAGCTAAGCTAGAAGCTAAATTTAATTAATACTAGAGCCCAAGGGACCTTGGGTTTTATTTGGAGGAAGAAATGACTTTAACTTATTTAGAAGTTACCAACATGGCTCTAAGGGAAATAAATGAAGTTCCTATTGTGGCTCAGGATTTTATAACAACCCGAGGACTACAGCAGTTTGCTAAACAGGCTATTAACCGCGCTTACTTAGATATTGTAAATAGCTCTAGGGAGTGGCCTTGGTTAAAGGATAAATCAAGCACACCTGTGCATAACACCGTTACTAATGTAACCCTAGGACAACAGTCGTTTCCTTTGGATCCTTTGTACAACCAAGTAGACTGGACTACATTTTACATAACAGATAAGGACTTGTTACTTAATGACTCTACGGCTCGTAAGGTGTCTACTGGTCTTACTTATATTAGTTATGAAGAATGGACGAGGAAGTACCGAGACGAGGACTTTAAAGAGAAAGGATCTAAAGGACTTCCTGAGTTTGTCTTTATGTATCCTGATAAAACCACTATAGGACTATCACCTAAACCTGATAAGCAGTACAGTGTTCAATATGACGCATGGAAGTCGCCTCTGTTTCTTACGTTAGCGGATGATCTCATACCCTTCCCTCTAGAGTATATCACAGTATTAATAAGCCGTGCTAGGTATTACCTGTGGCTTTTCCGTGAGAACCCACAGCAAGCAGGATTTGCTCGTAGTGATTATGAGACAGGGTTAGACCTAATGAAGGCTCGGTTACTTGATAACAAGTTTGTAAGGATTAAAGCTATCTAATGCTACAGTCTGTAACTGTCTCTTGTCGCGGAGGTTTGGATTTAAGTTCAAACGTACAAGAGTTACTACAGCAGCCTGGAGTTGCTACAATCTTAGATAACTTTGAGTGTTCTACGGACGGAGGATACCGAAGAATAGACGGGTATGAGGAACGAGGCACTCTTCCTGGAATTGGGAGGGTTAGGGGATTATATGTTATACCCGAGAAAGGTCTTCTTCTTGCTAGGAATGATAGCCTATACCATTCTATTGATGCTCTTACATGGACTTTAGTATCATCGGACTTAAGTGAGACCTCAAGAAGATGTACTTTTCAATCCCTAGAGAACGGGAGTAGCACAGAGGTACTCGTCACTGATGGTACCAGTAACCCTGTGTTTATTCTTATTGAAGGAGATGTACTTCCTTTTACATTTACTTCTAGAGTAATAAGCCTTGAGAATGCCCTTAGAGGAGCTTCTTATAGTGAACTCTTTAAAAGGCAATATGTTATCGCAGGTATGGATTCTAATGCTTCTAGTATATACTATAGCTCCTTGGTGGAGAGTGATGTCAGAGTAGAAGAACTACCTAAGACTCCTAGGGAAAAGTTCGATGGGGCTACTTCAGGCTTCATAGATTTTGGGGATAAGATTGTAGGGTTGAAATCCTTCAGGGAAGTCCTGTACGTCTTTTGTGATTCTAGTATCTGGAAAGTACAAGGAATGGCTGAAGGACAGCCTGTGGTAGCTCCTGTTACTAGGAACATGGGATGTATAGATGGTGCTACTATACAAGAGGTCGCAGGTAATATTATATACTTAGCTAGAGATGGATTACGTACTGTAGCAGCAACTGAGCGTATTGATGATGTGGAGTTAGGTACTATCTCTGGTAAAATACAACCTTTACTTAAAGATATAATAGGTAGAGTAGGGACGGTTGAGTTGAACTCGGTAGTTATTAGAGATAAGTCTCAATACCGACTGTTCTATAGTAATCATTCGACACCTTTGGAAACAAAGCAAGATGGGATTATATGTTCTTTAATTATTAACCCACAGTCAGGGCAACCAACGTGGAGTTTCAGTACTATCAAAGCATTTCCTGTGTCTGCTATTTCCTTAGGGACTTACCAGAATGTAGATGTTATATATCATACTGACTTCCAAGAAAAAATATACCAAGGGGAACAAGGGTACCCTACGTTCAACGGGACACCTGTGAAGTATACTTATGAGGGTCCTTACTCTGACCTAGGAGACATAGGAGTACGCAAGAACATCCATACAGTCGGGCTGAGTGTTGCTGCAGAAGGCTCGACACAACCTGTGTTAGAGCTTAGGTACGACTACCTTAGAACTGATGTGGCTCAACCGTTTCCTTACTTACTTCCTCAGTTATCAAAAGGTATTCTTTGGGGTGATTTTGATTACGGTACAGAATCATTTGGGGCTATAGGGGCTCCTGACCGTCCACTACATACTGAGGGCTCAGGACATACCGTAGCCTTACGTTTATATAGCCGTGACGGAGAGCAGGACTTTCCTTTTGAGCTACAGAGTTTTATTTATGAATTAATTGCAAATGGGAGAATATAATGACAGGCTACGTACGACAAGAAGCTGATGATATACAAAATAATAAGCCAGCGGATGCGGATAAACTAAACAACGAGTTTAACCAAATAGTATCAGCAATGGCTTCTGCTGGTGGGCATTCTCACTCAGGGTTAGAGGGAGAGGGCGCATATGTTCCCTTAATTAAAAATGTTAGTACAGGTACTCAGGTAGTCACAGGACTAGATAATGTTACTACCGATATTGGAGATACCCCTAATGTTCTTATTATCACTAAGGATATTGGAGGAAATCCTATTATTAATGGTGTTGATATCTTAACTGAGTCAACTAAATTAGAGACCGTAGAAGAGGGAGCTACTGCGGATCAGACTCCCAGTGAACTTAAGGTAGCTTATGAATCCAACCCTGACACCAATGCTTTTACTAATGCTTTAAGCACTAAGTTAAATGGTATTGAAGTAGGTGCCACGGGTAACCAGTCAGCTAGTGAAATTAAAGCTGCCTATGAGTCTAACTCCAACACTAATAACTTTACTGATTCACTAAAGAACAAGTTGAATTCTATTCCTTCGAATGCTTCTGCTGATCAGACTCCTAGTGAAATTAAAGCTGCCTATGAGTCTAACTCAGACACCAATGCGTTTACTAATGCTTTAAACACTAAGTTAAATGGGATTGAGTCAGGAGCCACAGGTAATCAATCATCTAGTGAAATCAAGGTGGCTTATGAGTCTAACTCTAATACTAATAACTTTACTGATGCATTTAAGAATAAACTAACTAACTTACCTGCAGATGCTTCTGCGGATCAGACTGCGAGTGAAATTAAAGCTGCCTATGAGTCTAACTCTAATACTAATAACTTTACTGATACCTTATTAGCTAAGTTAAATAGTGTGGAAGCAGGTGCCACAGGTAACCAGTCAGCTGGGGATTTAGAGAGTATTATAAACCATAATAACCTTCTTGGCGTTTCAGCCTTAGAGCATCTCGACTGGACGGTTAACCAAGGTAGTAATAATATCAATGCAAACAACTACGTGAATACCACGTATGCTGTAGGTGACGGAGGGTTAACTGAGAAAAACTTTACTACTGCTTTAAAGACTAAGTTATCAGGAATAGCTACAGGAGCTAATGCTTACTCTCACCCTACGCATCCTGGGGATGATCTGTCTGTGGATACCTCAGCTTTGACAGGGGCTACTGTTATATCTGATTTAGATTTTAATGTTACTACGGATACCTTAGGTCACGTAACAGATGCCAACGCTAGTGTTAGTACTAGAGACCTGACTGCAGCTAATGTAGGTGCGGCTCCTGCTGGAGGTTCTACTGCTACGTCTTGGAACTGTAAGGCATTAACTATGGCTGGTGCGTTAACTGGAGCGACCTCTATAACCAGCACGGGTAATATTACAGCTTACTCAGATGAACGTTTGAAGCATGACCTTAAGAAAATTCCTGATGCATTAGCTAAGGTTTTAAGTATCTCGGGTTACACCTATGACCGAGTAGACGGTGAATATGAAAGACAAATGGGTGTAAGCGCACAGGAGATACAACAAGTAGCCCCTGAAGCTGTCGAGGTAGATGAGTTGGGGTTTTTAAAAGTAGCCTACGGTAATTTAGCTGCTTTATTTATCGAAGCTATTAAAGAGTTGAATGCTAAAGTAGAGCGCCTAGAGGAAGACGGGTCATGAAGTCCTTAGTGTTACTTTTACTCAAACAGGAGGATTTTAAATGACTACACCTACAGGAACTATAAGCATAAATGACGTTAGGAATGAGTTAGGTATTAGTGGAACAACTTCACTTAATGACTCAGACGTTAGGGGTCTTGCTGGTAAATCCTCAGGACAGATAAGCATGAATGACCTACGCGGTAAGACTAAGACTCTACTAGTAGCCTTTAGTTACAACACTATCTCTAACACTTGGACAGGTAACTCAGGTACATCCTCAGGGCTACAGATAAACACTAATAAAACTATAACTGTTGCAGGTAGTGGTGGTACAACTCAAACTTGGTTACAGAGTTCTGGGACTGCATCAGACTACGAAGTAAAGTGCCAATACAATTATGGTGACAATTTAGGCGACGCTAGCCTTGCAGATACTTGGTTTACACTATCAGAAGACAGATTTTTCGGGGTTAGTTCTGGAGGACAGACAGGAGGGGACAAATTTGGTAATTTTACAATAACAATACGGAAAAGGTCAGCTACTTCAGACTCAGTATCTGATACAGTTAACTTTAGAGTAGACCAAACTTAATCAATAGCTAATTATGGAGGGCACAATGCCAACTACACGATATAATAACAATGGTTCACAGGAACCTATGCGCCCTTTATCTCAAGGGTCGATGGTTCAGGGAGTAGCTCCTCCTTCACAACCTCTACGTACATCAAGCACTAAGAACCCGTACGTGCAGGTTGAAGACGCTAGTGCGTGGTCTACACCTTATCCTCAAGTGATTCCCGAGGAACCTATAGCTACTCCTTACAACCCTAGTGCTGTGAAGGAAGCTAATGTTCCCTCAGCAATGTGGGGAGGCACAGGAAGTTCTACAATTGAATCTCAGGTTCAGCAAGCGCAGCAGCAAACCCAAGTCTTACAATCCGCTAATATACAAAAGCAACAAGAGCAAGAAGCTTTAGAGGAAGCGGCTCTTAAGAAACAGATTGCTGATGGACAGGAAGTTCAGAAAGGTATTGCTGATAGACCTTTAGATTACCTACAAGACCGTAACCTAATGAACACTCATATTAGCGAAGAGATTTATGAGATGGAGGAGTATACCGATCTCCAAGGTAATCAAGCTAAACGTCCTAGG